TGTGTTTCTCGGTGACATTCACCAGACGCAATATCTCGGATACAGAGAAACATCTGGCGGCGAAAAGAAGCCGTGGATAGGTTTTCCAGGAACCCCAATACAGCAAAATTATGCCGAGGAGTTGGATCACGGTTACTTTTTGTGGGACATCAATGATGAGAATGATTGGGATGTCAAGTTCAAGAAGCTACCAAATTCAAAACCATATGTGACGATCCAATGGGGCGGTTCACAAAAGGACTTTCTAAAAGAAGTCACTAAGTACCCTAAGCAATCTAGGTTCAGGATCAAGTCCCAGATGGAATTGAGCCAGGACGATGTAAGCTTTTTGAACGAGACCTTAAAGACGACCTATGCAGCAACAGAGGTTACCTTCAAATCAGAGTATCGAGCATCTAATGAGACAATCAAGACTGGATCGACAACAATAGCAAAATCTGATCTAACGTCTCCTGATGTCATCATGGGTCTGATTCAGACATATTGTAAAGAGAATGGTAACACCGATGTTGATTGGGACTCGATGTCCAGTCAGATTAAAAAGTACATGTCTGCGGTTGCATCAACAGATGACTATGTCAAGGGTTCTAAGTGGTCTTTAAGGCATTTGAAGTGGGACAATACCTTTGCATATGGTGAAGAGAACGAGATTGACTTCACCAAACTGAATGGAATCGTTGGAGTTTTTGGACCAAATCGTACTGGAAAATCTTCGATTGTTGGAACAATGATGTATTCATTGTTTAACACAACTGACAGAGGATCGCTAAAAAACCTACATGTTTGTAACATCAGAAAACCTTATTGTTATGCTCGGGCAATTTTTGATCATAACAGCAAAGTTTATATTACTGAGAGACAGACAACAAAATCGATTACAAAGAAAGGTGTGACAACTGCATCAACATCTCTCAATTTCTATAGGATGAGGGATGATGGAGAAGTTGATGACCTTTGTGATGATCTTCGTACTGGAACAGAGAAGGCAATAAGGAACCTCATTGGTACTAGCGAAGATTTTTCATTGACCGCTTTGTCTGCGCAGGGTGATATCAATGCCTTCATTTATCAAGGATCTACTAGAAGAAGAGCAACGTTATCCAGGTTCTTGGGTCTAGACATCTTCGACAAGATGTATGACATGTCTTCAAAGGATCTCAATGGATTTAAGGCGCAACTGAAAAACTTCCCCGATAGAAATTGGGATGAACTTCAGTTAAATCATGGCAAGACGATCCTAGATTTATCAGAAAAGATCGATGAACTGGTATCATCTTCCCAGGATGCTCAAAATGAAGTCTCTGGGTTGAGAACAGAGTTGGCATCTCATAAGGGTCATAAGCCCGTGACTGTAATTGATGTTCAGCTTCACGAGCAAAAAGTTAAGAGCCTAAAGACGATTTGCAATGATTCATGTTCAAAGATTGACACTATTAAAGATGAGATCATCGTTTTAAAAGATAAACTAAAGATTGTTGAGGAAGTTGAAGCTTCTGATGACATTGACAGTTTGAAGAAGAAGTTATCTGCGATTGATTCATTAGAGAAGTCAATTCTTGAATTGCAACATCTTCATGACAAAGAGTCAACGTTGTTAAAGATCCAACAAAAATCGTTAAAAATTCTAGATGAAGTTCCCTGCGGAGACGACTATCCTACTTGTAAGTTTATTAAGGATGCTCATCAGAATAAAGACAAGATTGTTGCACAGAACGAGAAGGCTTCGGCAACTTTAAAGAAGTTAAATGACCTTAACGATGCATTGAGCAAACTTGAGAAAGAATCTTTGGTTTCAAAGATCTCAAAGTTAGAGAAGGCAACGATGTTGTCTTCAAAATTGAATCTTGAAATATCTCGTAAAGAGACAGAGATTGAGAAGATTCGTTCAAATTGTGAAACGCTGACTGCAAATCTAAATGATGCAGAGCTTAAGTTAATTGACCTACAAGAGGCATTAAAAAATGATGAAAATTCAGAGGTTGTTTCTCTTAGATCAAAAATAGAAACATTGTCTAGGTCAATCAAAGAGCGGGATGATGCAAGGATGATGTTGGCTACGCAACGTGGTCGATTGATGTCTGAGCTTGAGAAGCTTGATGCAGAGAAAGAATCAAGAGACAAGCTTCTCAGGATGATGAAGACGTACGAGATCATCTCAGGAGCTTTTTCGAAGAAAGGAATTCCATTGATCATCACTCGTTCGCAGCTTCCTTTGATCAATGCAGAGATATCCAAGATTTTACACGGAATCGTTGATTTCTCTGTCGAGATGGAAAACGATGATGAATCAGACGCGTCCGAGATCTACATCAATTATGGAGATTCACGTAGGATCATTGAATTGTGTTCCGGGATGGAGAAGACCATCGCTTCTATTGCATTAAGAGTTGCGTTAGTTAACGTTTCTTCAATGTCAAAATCAGATATGTTTATCATTGATGAGGGATTTGGAACGTTAGATGACGCTGGAGTAGAATCGTGTAATAGACTATTGACAAGTCTTAAGAAATTTTTTAGATTAATTTTGGTCATTACTCATGTTGATGGAATTAAGGACGTTGCCGATCATATTCTAGAGATCACAAAGAACGAAAAGGATTCAAAGATGGTGCTTGTATGAACGAATGGAAACCGTATCTGAATGATAGATTAATAAAAGAGCGTGAAGGTTTTTATGTGATTAAGCCCGTTGAAGAGAGACAAATAGTTCCTCTCGCATGTCCAGTTTGTGATTATTTGATGAGAACAGTTGATGATGAAAAATCATATCGAGAGTTTGAATGTTGCGAAAGTTGTGAAACGTTTTGGGCCCGTGCACGGCTTCCTTCGTGGCGTGATGGATGGAGACCGACGAAAGAACAGGTTCAAGAAAAGCTTGGTGGAAGAAAAAAGATTACGGTAAATATGCTGTTTTAGTTTATCTCAATATTTAGATACTGAGGATTATTGTCTGATATGTCAGAATTAGATTACAACGCTTTAGGCCAAGCCATTGATACAACATGGGGGAGATCATCATCTCCAATCGTAAATTCATTTTCTATTAAAATGAAGTTGGTAGGACCAGACATGCTTTCAGTCACCTATCAAACTGTTGTTAATTTTGCATCAGAAAGACAAATGTTACAGGTGAAAATTCGAGAAGAAGAATTATCACTTGGCAACATTAAATCAGTCATCGATGCCGTCAAAAAGTCTTATAAGGATTTAACTTCAAAAGCATTGAAAACGAAAGAAGTTAGTTCTGGAGATTCAGTCGAAATAGTGGGATTTGGAGTACACAATCCAAAAAGAACTGCACTTTATCGTAAGCAAGTCATGTTTGAGATAGGTTGAACGGATGCAAGAAAAACTGCTGACAAAACAGCAACAAGTTAATGAGATAATACGCTGTGGTAAAGATCCAGCGTATTTTATCAGAAAATATGCCAAGATCCAGCATCCGTTGAAGGGAACAATTCCTTTTGATCTTTATGATTTTCAGGAAGATTGCTTAGATGATTTTCAAAACAATCGTTTTAACATTGTTCTAAAATCTCGTCAGCTTGGCTTATCTACAATTTCAGCTGCGTATGCAACCTGGTTAGCGATATTCTATAAAGACAAGAATGTTCTTGTCATCGCAACGAAATTAGCCACTGCACAGAACTTTATCAAAAAAGTTCATGTCATGCTTCAATCACTTCCAACTTGGTTGTTGATGCCGAAGTTTGAACCTTCAAAACAACAAATATCATTTAGTAATGGGTCACAAGTCAAAGCAGTTCCTACTTCTGAAGATGCTGGTCGTTCTGAGTCGCTTTCTCTTTTAATCGTTGACGAGTGTGCATTCATTAGAGACTTTGACACAATTTGGACCGGCCTCTATCCAACCTTGACAACCGGTGGTAATGCAATATTGATTTCATCTCCAAATGGTGTAGGCGGTCTTTATTACAGGTTGTGGGTGGAAGCTGAGGCCGGAACAAATGAGTTTAATCCGATAAGGTTACCGTGGACTGTCCATCCTGAGCATGATGAAGCCTGGTTTATTAAAGAGACTCGTAATCTTCCAAAGAGAAAAGTAAGCCAGGAGTATCTGTGCGACTTCATCACGTCAGGTGACACATTCCTACAATCAGAAGATTTAGAAGATCTTCGTTCTATGATTCGTCCGCCATTGGAGAAGACTGGATTTGATAGAAACATTTGGGTTTGGGAACAGCCCGTTCTAGAAAAGAGTTATGTTATCTCCGCAGATGTCGCCCGTGGAGATGCTGCAGATTATTCTTCATTTCATGTCCTTGATCAAAAGACTTGTGAAGTTGTTGCAGAATACATGGGAAAGATTCCGCCTGAAAAGTTTGCAGATTTATTGGCTGAGTGGGGAAAGAAATACAACGATGCGTTGTTATGTCCAGAGAATAACACATTTGGATATTTCGTCAATGTTAAGTTGAGAGACACGGGATATCCGAGAATATACTATCACAATCATCGTGGAGATGCTTTAAACTACACCCCCCTCAACCAAGATGAATTACCAGGATTTCCTACAAATCAAAAAACACGAGTACAAATTCTTACTAAATTAGAGGAATTAATCCGTAATAAGACTTTAAAGTGTTATTCTCAAAGGCTTTATGATCAACTCCAGGCCTTTATATGGAACGGTAACAAACCAATGGCATCCAAAGATAGCCATGATGACTTGATCATGAGCCTTGCAATTGGTACTTGGTTGACGGAAGGTGGTACCGGAACAAATGATGCTGGTTATGCAATGGCTATGGCAATGTTAAAAGCCACTGGTATTAGTAGCATAGACGCAAGAGCAATACCTAATAATCCAACGTATACTCTCGGGGCAAATGCTAAAGGACAACATCAGATTAATCAATCTAACGTTTATAAGCTTAGAGAAGCTTCTCAAGTTAAGCATCTTGACCCTAAAACAGATCATGGAATGGACGATTTATCTTGGTTGTACAAGTGAGTGTATAGATATAGCAATGTGAGGTATGGAAATGAAGATTAATCTTAAGAAATTACAAGAGTCAATTAACAAAGACGCAAATCTCATTTATGAAGGTTTGAACACAACAGAGGCAAAAAAACTTTACGGTCTTGTCGTAGATTTATACGAGGAAATTAATTCCTTTGAAAAGGAAGCTCCTCATGCTGCTGTTAATGCGTTGTCTCCTCATCTTAATCACGTTCATGAAATGCTGGAAAGCATGTTAAGTGAACCGTTGAATTACGTTTCTAAGTTAGAAGATGAGCCTGCCGAAGAATTTGAATCTTCAGAAGAAGAAGAATTAGAGA